ATCCTGTTGCACCAATAAATCCTGTTGCTCCAGTTGAACCAGTTAAGCCAGCTCCTGTTGAACCAGTAAATCCAGTTGAACCAATATTTCCATCTGCTCCAGTTGAACCAGTAAAACCAGCTCCAGTTGAACCAGTAAATCCTGTTGCACCAATAAATCCAGTTGCTCCAACATCACCCCCGCCACCTCCGCCACTAGAATTAATAGTTATAGTATCAGCAGCTTCATCAATAACAAATGTAATGTTAGTACCTGGTATTAAATCTACGTCACTGGTTGCAGTACCATCATCCAATTGAATACTAGCACTACCATCAGTGTTTTCTAATACATATAAATTATACGGTGAAAGAGAAGCGTTTTCCCATAATCCTGTAGTACTATTATATACAAGAAGATTATCATCCTGTATACTTGTAATATTTACATCAGTTAATTCACCCAGTGTAGTGCCTAGAGAACTTAAGGCTGTAGGTGACCATAATCCTAGACCATCATTCCACTGTAAAATGTCTAATGGGTTTGGTGTATTTGCTGATACATTAGATAACATACCAATTAACGGAGATCCACTATTTAATGCAGCAAGATTTACATTACCTTCATTAAAATTATATTCAATATTTTTACTTGGTAAATTAGTACTAATAGTTAAAGCTTCACCAGCTACATTAGTTGTGTTCGTTGATTGGAATCCATAAAATTGTAAATTAACACCAACCTTACCAGCATACACATCTTGATAACCAACACCAGTTCCAATATTTTCACCTACATTAATTTCACCTGGGCTAGATGCTAACGTGTTAACTAAGACAATTGATTTAGATGCTATATTGTATTGTAGCTGCATTCCTGCACCAGCAATAAAATTAAATTGATCATTGGGTAATGTAGAAATTACTAAAGCGTCGTTGCCATTTTGTAACGTACCAGTTGGAACAGTTGAGTTAACATTTATTCTACCAAAGCTATTTGCGCCTTGTACATTAATATTACCTGATCCTATACCCCCAATAATATCCCATTCACTAGTATCAAATACTCCTTGTGTAGTTCTAACATTTGCTCTCCACCACGCTAAAACTTGATCTTCTCCTGTAGTATCTGGATCATCTACAACAACCGGATGATAAACTATATTTCCTATTTCATATACTCTTGATATAACCCAAGGGTTTGATACCATTTGAAAATTAGTGTCAACCTCAGCATTAGTGAGCTCTCTTTTTATTTCTACTCTAAAGAGAATATATTCTTGTAGGTTAAATGACGTTGCCATTGAGTTAAATATTTTTTTTATTTATTCGTCTTATTGATATCTTTATTCAGGGGGAAATTCTTCTATAGTTACTTCGCTATAAGGAAACTGAGAAGTATCCCTACTTGAAATAAAAGCATTCCTAAATGATTGAAGGTACCATGTATTTTCTGACCAACCAGGTACTGCATAACAAGGTGAATAAATTCCAGTAACATAAATGTATTTTAATTCTTTCCAATACCTAACGTAATCTGCAACTGCATTTTTGATTAATTGTATTTGTCTATCTATTAAAACTTTTCTACCAGCATTTCTTTGGCGATCATAAGCAGATCCAGTCTCTAGAGAAAGATCATTCGTAACATCGATTGCTCTGTACTCTGTTGTAAAATCATAAAGTTCACTTGTAGCTAGAAAGAATTGAATAGAAACCAAATCACCTAAAAAACAATTGTCTAAAGGTATATAAGTTTTATTGTAATATGCTTGCATTGCAGCAACATCTGCAAAGTCAATGTATTCATGTTTCACCTTATCAAAAAAATCTACTTTAATACTTTTACAAGTTATACGATTCTTTTTTAAAAAAATGAAAAAGTCTAAAGCTAATTTAAATGATATTGCCTCTATGATCACTGGGATATACTTTTTTTTATATATTCAGTCTTTGATAAGATGGTAGTGTTCAATTAAGGAATCAATTTTACCATGAGTGATTTTACACTCCTTAAATATTTTAAGATGATCTAAGTTACGATAATCATCTATCCAATATACATGCTTAAATCCAGCATTTACTAAAATCTTAGTACACATTTGGCATGGTGATAGTGTTAAAAGTACAATGTAATTTTCAGGATCATATTCTTTGAATTTAGCAATCATATTTACCTCAGCATGTATAAATCCACTTTCTCCTGGGATAAGACTATCTTCTTCAGTTCCTGTTTCTAAATTTATACCAGCTCCACTATAAGATCCATTATAACCAAAGCTTGCAATTTTACTAAAGTCTTTTCTTAGTGTCATGCACCCAACCTTAGTTGTAGACGAATTAGACAAATTACGAATTTGTTCTAAGATAGCTGTAAATACTTCTAATTTTATTTGAAGTCGCTGAATTTTGGAATCCATTTGCTCTTAATTAATTTAGCTCTCATTTTTATACCAGGTTCCTTGCTTAAAGATTTTGCAAGTTTAATATTTTCTTCATCATCATCAAAAAATGTAAAGTCCGTAAATCCCATATCAATAAATTTCTTAAAGGCATCCTTTTTCTTTTCGGAGGTAGATCCTTTAAATCCTAATGAAGTATCATTGATCGCGAAAATGTATTGAGGATTAATATTAATACCGTTATGAGCTAAGAATTGCTGAATAAGTTTAGAATCATCTCTTGCTGTAATAATACCAACAGATTTACCTTTTTGTATTGTTCTTTTTAAAATAGAAAATACCCATTCTATAATCTTACCAGCTTTAAGTATATCCAAACTTTGAAAATCTGAAAAATCCATCTTATCATTAGGCCTAGTCTTAAATGTATTAAATTCTTGTGGAGTAAGTTCTTTAGAAAAACCAGTTTTAGGATTATGTACTTTGATTTTACTCCTAGTTACTACCAGAGTATCATCTACATCAAATATGGTTATTGCATTTCTTTTCATTACTTCATTAGTATCTTTCTATATATATTATATCATCTACAATTAATAAGTGTGCTAGCACTCATGTTATAGATAGACAGATTAACAATCACGCCCATTACTATAAACATGTTTTAAAACTGGGAACCTTAAACTGAATCCTCCGTTTTGATTTTCACTTTCCTCGAAATACTGAATCGTTACAGTCTTACCAATAATATCTTGTGGAGATTCATAATACATTTCTCTTTGTTCTTTAGAAAATCCTGATCCTACATTTACTTTACAACCTTTATGTTCAATTGTAATACTGCTTAAACATTCTCTTTCTATTTGTTTACCGTTTTCTGTCCATCGGATATTTCCATTGATTGCACCTAGTACAGTATATTCCGCATCATGGAATTTTTTAACCTTTAAAAGATTATGGCTTCTTTTACCTTCATAGCCTACATTTTTTCTAACCATGATTCCTTCAAATCCTGCCTCTTCAGCATCCTTTGCCATTTCAGTAAATTGTTCCTCTGTTGTTAATTGTTCTTGTGGTAAGAATTCTAACATATCTGAGTTAATGTTTTCTGGAAGACGATCATATCCATTTGAAAGTCTTTCGGTAAGTGGCTTAGTTCCAACCTTATTATCAAATTCTTCTAAAGTTAAATAATCAAATACAAAGAATTTAGGATTATCTATTTGATGATCCTTTTTTCTGATCTGTTTCATAATTCCTTGGAAGTCTTCATTACCATCTTTGTCAACCATACAGATTTCTCCGTCTAATATAAAATCTCCACCTATCTTAGAAATTTCATTTGCTAAATTATCTAATGTTAAAAATTCTTTACCACTTCTAGAATAAAATGTTACTGTATTCATTTCCTTTCGGCAAATACATCGAACTCCATCTAATTTTCTAGAACCGTACCAGTCTCCACTTTGGAAATCTACCCTTTTTACATTATAAGGATTTGCTAATGCAACCTTAAATGTTGGAATTAAATCAGGATGTACTGCTTTATTAATTGATGTTGTATTAGCACCCATTTTAAGGTCTCTATCAATAATACTGTAGATAAGAGTTTCATATTGTTTATTCTCTAAGATAAATCTGTTAACATTTGCAATTGCAGTATGCCCAGTACAAACTCTATTTCTTAAATCATCTAATAAAGTAAAAATGCTACCATAAGTATTAGGGTGACCTAGTAAATCAGAATTCTTTTTGCAATTCTTGGATGTAACATTATACTTAAAGTAAGGATTATAAGTATAGAAGAAAATATTTTGTAGAAATTCTCTATCTTCATTTTCTTCTGAGTTATCAGCATACTTTTTAATAGTTGCAATTTTATGATTACCTGAAGATGAATCATTCATTTCATTGATGAAGGATTGTAGATAATCGAAGTTGTTTGTTGGTTCAGTCATATTCCGTTTTTGTTTTAATTATTATAATATAAATATAATCAATTTTTCTCGTTTCTGAACTATAGTTTCACGTTTTTTTCAAAAAGTTATTAACAATTTATTAACAAAAAGGTTTATATAGACTTATGGCTTTTTAAATAAGAATGAAGAACCAACAGCCATAGGTTTGCCTGCCTCTACGTGTACGGGTAATTTAAAAACAGGTTTACTTGGACCTTCTATCATAACACCATCTACTATTTCATTCCAATAACCGTCCCAAAGAAGGTCACAATTAAAAAATTCATGAACGGCTAGTTTTACATCCATAAAATTTGCATAATCATGTCCACCTATTATTCCTCCTCGTTTAAGCTTAGGATAAAATAGTTGTAAATCTAATAAAATGTCTTTATATTTATGGGACCCATCAAGAAAAATAAAATCTAAGCTTCTATTTTTATATGACATAACAGCATCATGAGATCTTTTTCTAATAGGATTAATAACATCGGAAACTGGTTGTGTATTCTTAAGAAAACTAGAATATAAAAAATCTTTATCTTTTTTAAACTTAGTAACCCAATCACTATCCTCGGCAGTATGTTCTATTGAACCATCCCAAGTATCAATACAATCAAATTTTATATTTTTACCACTATTTATTATCTCAACAGCCATGAAAGATGCGCTTCTACCTTTCCAAGACCCAACCTCAACAAAATGAGAGTCATCGGTAAAATTATCTACTGCATATGAATAAATGTCGTCAAAGTCAAACCAGGGTTCGCCAATAGTGTCCCAAAAATGATTCATTAGTGTTCAGTATTAAAAAAGAATGTTTGAAATAATCTACCATCCCAGCGATCTTTACCAAAGTATTTTAAGGATGTATGAAACATATCTCCTCTATATAAAACTAATCTATTATAAACAGGAGCAGTCATTGCAGTCATTTCCCACGCATCATCATTTCTTGCATCTGCATTAATTCTATCAATACCTTTTTGGTCATAACTTCCATCTTTTAGTAATGGTGCGGTTTCCCAGCCTGTTTCTTTATGTCTAAACAACCCAGTACCACCAGTAGAAGGTGCATTAGGTGTTAAGTAACAGACACCTGCCCACATTGTAGTTTGATCTGCGTGTATCCAACTTGAATCCTTTTCAGTAGTATATTGAAATGCCGTAGTATAAGGATCATCAAAATATGTAATTTTACCAGCGTGTGCAAACATAATTTTTTGTATAACATCTTTTAAATCCCAGTCATGTACTGGTGCTGTTCTGTTGCCTGGGAAATTACCTGCAACATTAAAATCTTGGGCTAATGCCCAGTCTCTAGTTTCATCAGGATTATTATAAAAATCATCCGTTATTATTAAGCTTGTTTTCATTGTAGTTTGTTTTTATATTTATTCAGTGTCATTGTTAGGTGTATTTAAAAACAGCATTGTTTTTAACTTTTGTAAATTTGTACATCTTTCATATTCTTCAGTTTCTTCAAAATATTTAATTAAACCATTAATACTTTCTACTTTAGAATCTATAGAATCTTTTCTCTTTAAAACTGTAGCCGGGCTTTGCATTAGAACATGATATGATAAATTCATAAATTCACTAAAGTCAGTTTGCTCTAATGTTAATAATAGACTTCTGATAAAGTCATCCCCAAAACCATTTCCAGGATTATTTTCCATTATGTTTATTTTTAATTTTTTGTATTAGCATTTTATCTTCATCGTCTAAGTCTGTAGGTATATCAATCATAACACTTATAAGCAAATCTGTGAATTTATTTTTTTGTTTATAAATAGGAAACCCTTTACCTTTTACTCTTAGTACTTTACCGTTTGGTGTACCTGCTGGTATTGTGAATGTTATAGTTTTATCAAAACAATTAAGAGTACCTCGACCACCTAATAGCGCGTCATATAAAGATATATTTTTTATTGTATGCAGCCCTTGATTATCTATGAAAAAATTATTATCATTTGCTATATCAATTGTCATAATTAAATCTCCACTCAATTTTTCAGTTTGGCCACGCTGCCCTAAACCTTTTAACCTTAACTTTTGGCCTGTTTTAATACCGGGTGGAATATCAACTTTTATAGTTTTCATTCCTATATTAACATCTCTGCTAACTCCATAGTATGCTTCTGTTAAAGTTATTCTTAAAATACCTGATGTATCCCTACCCTTGCTATTAAAACCGTATCTTTGATTAAATGCTCCACTGAAGTTTTGATTTTTAAGTAAATCCTCAAACATACTATCATTAAACCCTGCACCAAAACCACTACCAAATGGATTGGATTGCATCTGATCATATCTTGCCTTTTTGTTTGGATCACTTAAAGTTTCATATGCATCAGCAACCTCTTTAAATTTTTCTTCATTACCTTTAGATTTATCTGGGTGATATTCTTTAGCTAAATTTCTATAGGCTTTTTTGATTACATCTGCCTGTGCAGTTTTGTCTACACCTAAAGTTTGATAAGGGTCTTTCATTATTTCCAGAGAAGTTGTATACCAATTAGACTACACGCCAAGCATAATGATACAATTGTTTTTGTAGTAATTCCTTCACCAAGAAAATACCAAGTTAAAAATGTAAATGAAATAATACCAGAACCAAAAGCAATAAACCTACCAGGCCATAGAAGGCCATCATAATATTCAACCATGAATTTGGTGCCGTATATTAATATGTAACTAATTGTAGTACCAAATAATACTGAAACGGTAAAAGGATTCTTTTTAAACCACGGCCATACAAATTGCCCATTAGTCTGAAACCATATAGCAGCTTGGCCAGTAAAGAATAGTAAAAATGCTAATAATAATTTATTCATCTATATGATATTTATATCCTTGTCTAGTCATATGCTCCATGTGGCTTTCCATGTTTTTTGCTGTTATCCACGCAGATGGCTCTGGTTCTACTCTTCCGTCAACTCTCTGGTCAAATGCTTTGTTTAAAAACCATTTTTCTTTTTTACTCTCCCACCAAAACCAAACCTTTTGCCACGATCTAGGTTTTTTCATATATACTTTATTGCCTTTGTCCATGTGAGCAATAAATTGTTTATATGTAATATCCTCAGCAGACATTATTTATTTTTTGATTCTCTGATTGAAAGCTTTTGAATTCTCTCTTCTAAAATAAATTTCTTTTCTTCTAATTTATTCTTCGTCTCCAGTTGATTTGCAATTCTTTCTAAGACATGTACTAATTTAGGTATATCACCATCTATTAATTTACGACCCATCTGTGTTCTAAAAAATTCTGACATAGTTATGTTTATTTTTATATGCAATAACTCAATGTTTGTTTACGAATATATAAACAAATATACAAAATAAAATATGAAAACAATACCAGACTTTAAAACTTTTAGCATAGATGAAGGAGTTACTGCCGTCGGTTTCGGTATGGGTGGAATTCAAAACTTTGGATTAGGTGGATCAACGCCGCAAACTGGATATAGTATGACTCCGATTGCAGGTGTTGTTGAATCATGCTCTAATCATGTAGCTGAACAGGCAAAAATGTATGAATCTAATGATAATGATGATCATACTGCTGAATCATATATCAAAGAAGCTAAGAAACATATTAATGAATCTTTAGATAAAGCTTATGAAGGGCATGGTTCTATGGATGAAGGTAAATCTGTGAATGAAGCTATGGTTCAAATAAAAGGAAAAGATAAACCTTCTGGAGCTAAAGTATTAGCAAAGATTATAGTAGGTGAATTTTACGATCAAAAAAAGATTAGTAGTAGAGAAGTAAAAGAATGGGAACAGGATATTGCTGAACTAATCATGAACTCAACATTTTAATATGGCAAATACAAAACTAATACCAAAATTTGAAAGCTTCGGTGTTAATGAAGCTGCTATTGTTGAAGCAGACAAGCATGAATTTAATCCTAATGAAACTGCAGAAAGGCTAAAGAGAAGAGAAACTCAAAATATTGAAAGGTTTAGAGCTGCGCAGGAAAGAGCAGATGCTTTCGGTATTACTTATTATAAATACAGAATTGCAATTGACAAAATTGATTTACAAAAATTAAAGCTACAGACGCAAATACATCAGCTTAAGCAAAAATACAAAAAATAATGGATTCAAAAGAACAGGCAAATAGTAGAAAGGATCAAGATACTATAAGACATTTTAAAGGAAGTGTAAAACAATTTAAAGATATGTTTGATGATTTAGCAAATGGTGAAGATACCAATGCTTATGATAGTCCTGTTAGACAAGGTTTTGGTATTCATCCTACAAGAGAAGAGGGTATTGATAGTCCACATTGGGAAGAAGGTCATGAGGATGAAAAAACACAGAATGAAAACCACGTTCCTAAATTTAATATATTTGAATCTAAAAAGTCTGAAGCTTTAGCAAAAGCAATGGATAAAGCAATGATTAAAATAGATGACTCAATGTCATATGAAGATTTTGCATTAGCAGTCGGTCAAATTTTAAGAGATGAATATGGTCAACATAACTTTAAACCTTTTATGAAAGTTCTTCATAAAGACTTAGGAATGTAATTTAACAATAAGTAATTTCAATATCTCCGCCAGTATGATCAGTTACCCATATGTTTTCTTTTATCATTTTTTCAGCATGTAAAATTTCTGCTTGATATTCATTCCAATCATCTTCAGCTTTAATCTTATCTTTTATATTTCGTCCTAGTTCTAGAACTTCATCAGCTAGATATTGGCCAACGTCACAACCTGCTGGAACTGTATGGCCTTTGTACCTACCCATCCCTGCGGTCTTTTTAGGTTTAGGTTTTTCTAATACCAATTCATTTAAAAATCCATTATTAAATTTAGCAATAAGTTTATCTCCTGCATAAATTTCTCTTACTGTTTTTCGGTCAAGGGTTAATGCATTTTGACTTTCTATGATTTTTGCTATATATGCCTTTGTGTAATCCACATCATATTCAGTTTCTTTCCCATCCATGTATACTACTTTTACTTTTTCCATTCTTATAAATTTAATGTTACGTAATTTTGAATCTTTTTCCAATAGTGAGCAGTTGCAGATCTCTTATATCCTTTAGGTCCACCATTCCAATTTCTTGCCATCTTTTCATATGAACTATTTAAGTGATATGCGTTAGCCCAAATATTAAACATTTCAACTGACTTAGTAGAATCTTTCCTGTCACTATTCTTAAACTTCTTGTCTAAGCCTTGTCTTTTTAAAATACGATTAACCTCCCTAACCATAATAGGCCTAATTTGCAAAAGACCAATAGACGGTGTACCTAAATTAATATCACCTACTGCATTAGGATTACCACCGCTCTCGATAAACGCCATAGCCTCTATAAGTTCTTCGCGATTATCTAGCTTCCCGTTGATGAGGTTAACTTCTTCTTGTATAATTTCAATAATAGGATTATCTATAACCTCTATAGCCTCTTGTTTTATACTCTTAGCTCCTGGTAGAGTAAATGCAAATACTGAGACCATTATAACATTAATATATTTCATTATCTACACTTAACGGTATTAATTTTTGATGTACCAGTATTAATCATATTTACAACTGAGCCCCAATTTTGATCATCAGCTTCCCATTCAATATCATGAGGAGTATGTTTCATTGACCAATTGCTAAGTGAATGTCCATTTCCGTTCATTTTAAAATCACCATCAGAATTCTTTTTGAATTTTAGGAAGTGTTTGTTATCACACATACAGCTAATGGTTTCAAAAATAACTTCTCTCAGATTTTCACTATCATAAAGTTCTGTAAATGTTGGTGGGTTCTGTAATAGTTCTTGATACTTGCTCATATATTGTTTTTTAATTATAGTATAAATATAATCAATTTTTTTAGATTCTGAACTATAGTTTCACGTTTTGTTTAAAAAGTTATTAACAATTATTCATTTATTCTGATGTATTAATAATTCCACCAATAATCTTAGTATCAGCTAAATGGTCAAATGCTCCGTATGTATTAATCTTATATCCTCCTGCTACTGATACAAATGATTGAACACATAGTCCTTTGAATTCTTTACTTAAACTATCTAAGTTAGAATGTTCATTTAGGAAAGGTCCACCACTCGGATCTACCATACTAATCCATGGATTTGACTTTACTAAATCCTGATATTGGTTTCCGATAACACTAGGTCCTACATAACGATCGTTTTCATCGTAAACAGATTTGTGAATTGCTTCTTTAAAATCATCAATAAACATTGGGCGTTCACCTTTAGAACCTACATCTTTACAATAAGATTGGTAAGCATCTTTGTAGTCATTAGAACTTCCAATTCTATGATATGTAAAATCACCTTCCCAAAGAACGCTATCATCTTCTTGTCTTGTAAACGTAAAAACATCTCCGTTTCTATTTTTATATTCTACCATAATTATTTGTTTTTAAAAATCTCCTGGGGCTACTTGGAAACAGCTTAAGCCATTATCTCTCCACATATTTACTACTTTAGTTCTATCATCAAATACACAAAGTATTCGGTCCTTTTTCTCACCAGGAAATATATCATTTAACCAACTTTTCTTTAGCTTATCATCTGGCATGAATGCCCATGGATGACCAGTCGGTCTCATCTTCATAATATTAAATGGAACATCATGTTTTTCTAGCCAACTAGCAGTTGCATCTTTAGTAGCTTTACTTCTACCAGAGAATATTACAATCTTAAACCCTTGTGCATCCAAACTTCTTGCCATTTCAATAACAGACTCATTCGGTAAATCCAATTCAATATTATCAGGATCAAAAAATGTATCCCAATCCATTTTGCCATTTTCTTTAGTGGCAAGTTTTCTCCTAGCCTCAATATCAGCAAGAGTACCATCTAGGTCAAATATTACTACGTCTTTTTTCATATCTTTTATTTTATGTGGTTGTGCATACCATAGTGGGTTTGGTAGCTCGGAATAATGATCCCATAGCTTTTCTTCCAAAACATCTAGAGTTATGTCGTTATCTAAATCCACTACAGAAGGTTAAAAATTAATATTGTTGAATAAAGACATATTGCTAAAATCATTATAATGTCTATTGAATCTATTTTCTTTAAATATTTTTTTAGTGCTTTCATATTTTATCTATGGGTTAGTATTTCTGCATCAGGGCTGTATATGCAATCTTGTAATAGATCTTCAGTAAATCTAATTAAATCTTCTCTCATACCCCAACCATTCTTTGCATTAAATTTATCATAGTGAAGTGGTCTACCTTTTAGCCTTGCAACACCTACTGCAAGTATTTCAATTAGATCCGATGCAAAATGAATGTCAGTTTCTTCTTGTATCCAGAGCTCTTTACCGAATCCTGCGGCTATTGCCATTTCCTTTAAGTTATGGGTAATGTTATGATCTCCAGTCATTCCTTCTGGTAATTGTAATGTTATATCTAAGCTCATAATTATATTTTGTGTGAATTAATAAATTTGCCTACCTTATCCAATCCATACTTGCCTTCATTGTTGAACTGATCTTTAATTTCTTTAGTAAGTTCAGCAACAGAGATTTCTTCATCCCCCATAAAGTCAACTTCATGTTCTCGGTATTCATATTTAACATGCTCATTGCATTTTGTAGATATTAGGTTTAAACAAACCTCTTTCAGATCATCACAGTACATAACCATATCACCTAAGATATCTTTAATGATAAATGTTTGTCCACCTTTTGGTTTCCAATGTGGAGTTTGAGAGTCCGAGTAGTTTTCGTAGTACTGAGTAAAAATTCTTAATGTTGCCATAATTCCGTTTTTGTTTTAATTATTAATATATTATAAATATAATACTTTTTTTGTGATTCTGAACTATAAAATCTTGTTTTGTTTAGAAAGTTATTAACAATTTTGAAACTCTACAGTTGAATTAACTAACATTCCGTATGCTGGATCTGCCCATGTTTTTGAACCGATGTTTTTCCAATGGTGGTAGTCAGCCATTGCAGGAAAGTTAGAATGAATATCTCCTACTGTTAAACATTCTAGGATTTCTTTATCTATTAGGTAGAACTTACCACCTTTTATTGCAAGAGCAGTTAGATAAAAACCGCTTTCAGATTTAAGTTGTACTGTGTGTAATTTATTTGTCTTATAACCTGTAACAATATTGCATAACTTAGATTTTCCTGTTGATACAGTAAAAAACCCAGCTTGGCATTTTGTAATAACTTGATAGTCATATTCCTTATCCCAACATAATCCGTGGTTATGAGCATGGAATTTGTATTGCTTACCTTTTACTTGTTGAGTAATTGAAAATCCGTTTCCTAATTCTGATCTGTGTTCTGTAATTTGCATGTTTTTCCGTTTTTTAATTATAATATAAATATAATCAATTTTGTTCGGAATTGAACCATAAAATCTTGTTATTTTCAAAAAGTTATTAACAATTTTGAAACTACTTATTTAGCTTTTGTTTATAGATAGCCTTTAGCTTTTGCTTTCTTTTAGCCTCGGATGGCTTTGTAAATTCTTTTCTACCTCTAACCTCTTTAAGCAGTTGTGTTTCTCTGACTTTACGTTTATATGATTTTAACATTTTGTCTATTGAATCTTTATCTCCCTTTTTGATTATTAGCATATATGATTTTATTTTGATTATTTATATGAGTTAACGTATAGTTAGTGTTCCCTACAGGATTTGAACCTGTGACCTACTGATTATGAGTCAGCCGCTCTAACCATCTGAGCTAAGAGAACTGATACTTTCAGTGGTGAACGAGATAGGATTCGAACCTATGACCGATGCCTTAGAAGGGCATTGCTCTATCCAGCTGAGCTACTCGTCCATGCCATTAAAAAATAAAGGGAGGTTCGGGTCTTTCGAGGTTACTGGTTTGTACATTTACTACTAACCTTTGTTTTGATCTTCGGGTGATCTAACCTTAATGTACCTAACAGCTTCACTAGCTCCCTTTAAGTTTTTATAAGAACATTGATATGATACTAATTATAACAAGTCCTATCACAGCACCGAATGCTAATATATAAGTACTTCTCATCTGTTCTTTAGTTCTACCTTGTCTATCTCTATCGTCTTCTGTCATTTTATTTAATTTAAGATAGGTTTTGTAAGATTAAAAATGAATCTTAATATTCTATCAGTTTCACAGTCTTCACAGTCTTTATAACTCATGCCTAGTTTATTCTTTAGTCTTTCAAATACGTGAGCATGAGAATTCCTACCCTTAGGATGCATATGAGAATCTGGTAGTTTACCTTTCAGTATATCACCAGCTTTTATTGCAGCCTTGTAAATAAGCTTTGAGTTTTCAGGTGACATATTATTTAATTAAACTAATACTAAATGAATCTCCTTGTTGAATTGAATCCAATATATCTAAACCTTCTGTTACTTTGCCAAATGCAGTATGAACATTATCTAAATGTTGAGTACCTTGTCTACTGTGGCAAATAAAGAATTGTGAACTCCCGGTATCAGGTCCAGCGTGAGCCATTGATAATACTCCTCTATCATGAAATTGTAAATCAGCTCCACGATGCTCACATAGAATTTTGTTTTTTGAGCCACCTCTGCCTGTTCCTTGCGGGCAGCCACCCTGTACCATAAAGTTTGGAATAACTCTATGGAAATTCATAGTGTTATAAAATCCTTCTTTAATTAGATTTACAAAATTAGAAACGGTGTTAGGAGTTGCTTGTTTGTATAATTCGGCAACCATGTCGCCTTTGCTTGTAGTAAATTTTACTTTCATTGTTTTGTTTTTAATTAGTTTTTGTTTGTTCTTTTAAATAATCACATTCATAATTTCTACATGTGTTAGGTCTAATTGAATGAACAGTACATGCTTTAATTTTGGTGTTGTAGAATGTACAAGGTAATCTAGAATTGTTTAAGTCAACTCTTAATGCAGGAAAGTTTTCTGGACTTTGCCATGTTGATTTATTTGGAAACATTTTATGACCTTCATCATAACCTATAAAAACATCTTGGTGTTTTATCTCTCTACCAAATCTTTCTGATAGTCTTTCTATAAATGCGTTGCTATCATGATGAGGTCCTATTATATAGTCTCTATTCTCTAATGCGCAACAGCTCCCATCATGGCCTTTGATACCATAGCAATGATTACTACATATATTACAATTATCTGCCATTATTCTAATTCACCGTTTGTCCATGCATCATAAACTACTTTCATTAACCCCCCATCAATATCAGCTTCTTCCCAATCGCCTCCAATGAATTCAAAAAATGTTGTATCTTTCGGAGTTTCAGCAATTCTACAAATCATAGTTTCACCATCGATCTCCAAAGTATATTCTTTAGTAGTAGCCCACCATACTTCTCTGTCGTCTATTACTCTAATATCTGCCATTCTATATCTTATTTAAATTTTCTAACTTTATTGACTTATCATAATATGCCGGTATGCCTTTAGGTAAGGTCATCCCATTAGGTCTTACTACTGCATCCTGGTGATAACTACCTCCTCGCATTACAATCCCAGTTCGTTCAGTATCTCTAAATACTGGAAGTACTTCTCCTTTCCTATCAGTTTTACCTTCAGGGTGAGGTACACACATCATTGGTTCGATCCACTTTACTTTGTCACCTGTTTTAAAATTTTCCATTTTTATTATTTTTATTTGTTATAATATAATTATAATCTATTTAACTTATTTCTGAAAGTTTTAGTAATTCTTTTTTAGGATTATCCACAATAGCACATAAACCCAAAAAGCCGCAGGTATAAAAAATAAGAACCCAACCCTCCATAAGATTGAAGGTATTCCTGACCATTTACCTAAACCTTGGCATACACCACCTATGTACCCATTTCCTCTATATAGTTTTTTATTCATTTTTATTTTATTATTTCTTCTATTATAATTGCACGCTTAAAGTCCATAAGCCATACATAATGTAATTCAGTCTTACGTTTAAATTCTTCTGCATCTTCACGGTTCATAAATACATCAACATCCTCTGAGAAACCCGTATCATCAAATTCTTTTAATACAATAAATACTTTCATACTTTAAAATTCCATATCTAATGCTACTGCACTACGATGTTTTTCTGGTAAGTTATATTTAATCAGAAATTCTAGCATAGTACTTCTACTCCCACCATTTGCTGTTGATGAATATTCTTCAATAGTAGTTTGTTTGCCTTCTTTTGTTTCTATGATGTCATACCAATAGCCTAATACTGGATCAAAGCCCCAATTAATATCAACATAAAGATTATCGGTTTCTACTCCATGCATTCTTGAATTATATCTACTCATCTTTGTTTTGGTTTAATTCTTTCCAATATATCCTATAATAAATCTAACAATACAATATGGCCAAGTCGTAACCCAAACGATCCTATGCCAATTTGTAGTATCATGTCGGCTTGCTGAATTCATTCTTGACATTAAGTATTCAAATCCTGCCGAAAAGATAATTCCACAGAACATGTAAATTGCTATGATATTAATTATTCCTATTTCACCCATTCCAAGAAAGCCCAATTATATGCCGAAATAACATCCATATCTGGATCGTCTTTTATAAATGCTTCTGCCGTAGCTTTAACTTCTGCCCTAAGACTGTATGCATTTGCTTCGGTTAGTATTTCTTCTATTGAAATTGAATTGTCCATCCAATCCCATTCTCTTCCGCTATTGATCATAATTCTTTATCTTTACTTGCTTCTATTGTAATACCACTTATGAGCAATACACAAGCCAATGGTATCTGTCCATAAAAGAATTCTTTACCAGCTGTTGTAGTTGCAAATAGGAGTATTGCACCTAGTACTACTGATACTACCCAGCCCTTTTCTTTAATCCACTTTTTCATAATTTTTATATTTATTTTTTGTATGTGTAACAATTGGATTCCAATATGTCTTTTGTTCAGTGTCCCAGTATAGTAAACCATCAGGACGTTGTTCTTCTTGTTTTGCAACATGCGGTATTTCAAAGCTTTTAAAATTAACATCTGCCCATTGCTTAAGTGCATAGTATTCTTCATCAATCATATGTAACCCTTTTTCATCAGATCTAGGATTATTAAAAAAGGTAAAGACACCATCAGGTTTAAGTATGTTTTTAACTGCCCTATAAAAAGGTACTAACGATTCACACCAGGTGTCAATATAAATACCGTCAAATTGTGGAAGATACGGAAGAGCTTCTTGCCAAGTTGTAAAAATACAGTTTGCTTTAGTTAGCCAACCGCGCTTCATCATTTCTCTTTGTACATCAGGGTGCGGTTCAATAATCCAATGCTCAGTAACACCATCAGCCTCGGCAATATAAGAATCTATAATTCCCATACCAAACCCAATGTTTAAAACTCGCCCACCTTTTGAAGTAGTAGTCTTAGCTTGTTCTTTCATGATAGGTCTTTCCCATTCCATCATAATAGCATTGCCATGATCATCTAATAGTTCGCCTTCTTCTGTATAAGTTAGCTTTTGTTTAAAGTATTCCATTTTTCATCAATTTTATATAGTGTGTAATTACTATTTTCTGTTTTGAATTTAGTATACTCTTTAGTAACTTCCACAATTTCAGTTACCGATGTAGTCTGCCATGTAAACTCTGCTGTGAATGGTGACATAAGTAAACTATACCCTACCTTAATATCAGTATGCTTAGCTTTGAATGATCTATCG